TGTATTTTCCAGCGATAATGTTTCATCTTATCAATTATATTAGGGTGATTTCTTTCGACTAAACTTAAATCATAATCTTTTTGATTACGACTAAATGAAATTATATCTTTAGATAAATCTGAAGTAATAGATTCATTGTAATCACCTAATGTAAATCTAGTAGCAGGTTGTTTATATTTATTATTATTAGTAACTTTATTGTAATCGTTCCAAGTACCTTCCTGTATAGCCTTATAAACTTCATCTGGAATATTTATATCGGTTAATTCCCAAATAGGGTATTTACGGTTGCTAAATTTAGATACTGGTGTAAAGTTCATTAATCTAATAAGTTAGGAGTTATAGTATCTTCTTCTAAATCTCCTTCTTCAATAAGATCAAAATCTAACGTTCCTACTAACTTCAACCAATGTTCTTTATGAGCATCTTTATATTTATCGATCTCTCTCTTATCATCTGGTATAAAACCATGAGCAGTCATAACTACTCTACCTCTAGACTGTACACCGCCGATATGATTTTTTTCTATCTGAACGTTAGTTCGTTTAGCAAACTCTACTTGCATACCGTTCTTGATAGCTTTAATCTTAGAAGTACCTGGGTTAGTAATATTACCGAAAGTTACTACTAAAGTAGCATCATACCACATCGACATACCACCTTTGTTCTGTAACTTAGCCATTCCCATAGGTGACTCAGGTTTCATAGTCCATACTTTATTAATAGCTACTAGCGTATTAGTATAAGGAGAGTTTTCTTTTCTTGATAAAAGTATTTTCTGGTTTAAGTTATTACCAAACTGAGTAGACATAGCACCTGCATTCCATTCGTTGTTGTTCTTATTGGATCTAACCGATAAGTCACAAGGTACTGAACCGATACTATCCCAGAAGAAACACATATCATAAGGTAGATTACCTTTAGCCTGCTCATCCATAAGATCAGCAATATAGACTGCTACATCTTCAATAGTGTTTAATTGGCCTCTATCCGCATAGAGAAAATGCCCTTCATAATCAGTTACATTACCGTTCTCATCAGTAACTTCTTCTACTTGAAGTCCCATTTCCTTAGCATGATCCCAAGACCATTTCATCTCGGTAATGATGAAGACCGGGAGAATGCCCTGTTTTTGAGCATTCACCGCAGCTTCTAGTAGGGCAGTTGTTTTGCCCGTATCACTATGTCCACGCAAGAGAGTGATATGTCCGGTAGGAATACCGGGGAGGGAAGTAATATCTTGAAAAGCTTTCGACAATGGAATCCATCCTTGTTCTTTAAACTTTACAGAAGAATTAGAATAACCTTTCTTTTTCTTAAAATTTGATAAGTTAAACGACTTACGAACTGCAGCGGTCGCTCTTTCTTGAGTATCTTTTTTCATTGCCATTTATATAGCTGGTTTATTAGTATTATATTTTCTGTATTTATCCGGTCCTGCTAAGTGTGTATAGGTCTCAACAGGATTAGTACTTCTTAGATCAAGATACGAAAAATTTTCTTCATATAAAAGTATTCCTAGTAAATATTGACCTAATATTAAATTAAATCTATTAGGGTCAGCAATATTTTTTACTAAAAGGTCATTACGGTATTCATAATATGTTTCCGTAAATGTTTGAAGTAGTATATCATTATTGATCTTAAAAAAACCTATATTAGGTACGAATGGAATAGTCCCTGTATTTTTTACTCTCTCGTAAAGCAGTGTGCCTTTTAATTCTATTATGTTATCAGTATACCAAGGCTTAGTAGGAGAATCCTTATGTTCAAAAATTACATCAAAACTATTACTGTATTCTAATGATTTGAAAATAAATAAATCTGGGTCTACTATTGTTTCGTGAGAATGTAATAGGCTTACACATCTAGCCTTCATGTCTTCTAGAAAAATAAAATCACTAGTATCTATTAACTGAATATTAGTTGATAAATGCTCTACATCACTACTTGTTAACTCATCAGTAATCAATCTATATTCATATAGACCTTTAATATGAGTAATCGATTTTTCTAGAAGTTGAAGGTTAATTGCATACTGCTCTTCATTATAAGCTAACTTTTTAGAAAAGCAGTATACAAAAGAATGCTTACTCGTTGAATAAGTCATCAAACTTACTAACAGTATCTTTATTTCCTTCAGTAGCTGTTTCCAAAGTAAAATCTGTTTTTTGCTGACCTAAACTTTCTGGTAAAGGTGTTTCTGTAGGAGTAGTAGTCTCCTCAGATCCAGGGTTTAAGTAACTTTGTAGTTGCTTTTTAATGAAGTCATAATCGTACTCAGTATGTACTTCAGTAGGATTAGGTTGAGACTTTAACCATAAGTCTACCTGATCATTATTATCCGATAAAGGAGTTTGTTTAGGTTTAATTCGAACAGTAGTTTCAGGGTAAGGATTACCCGCTGTCTGTTCTACTACCATATCCCATCCGTTAATAACGTCTGTGAAGTCTCCGATATCTTCATCTTCTGCTAAAGCAAGTAATGCTTTATAGATAGTAATACCGAATCCCCATAGTCTTACACCTTTATCTTCTTCTCCTCTTACTACAACAGGAGCAAAGATTCTAGTTTTAGGGTTAAGTTTACCTGATAGTGACCAGTTATCTTTATCGTTTGTCTTTCTAAGTTCTTTTACGAACTCTTCAATCGGGTCTTGCTTACCAAAGTTTGATAAAGCAACCATCGGATACTTACCTACACCGTAGTGGAACTTTAATTCCTTAAACGGAAATGCAGGATCAAAGGCAGACGGTACGATACGAATCGTTTGTTTACCTAGTTCCGGTTTCCAAAAAATCTTGGAGTAATCTGTTTTCTCTTTTTGCTGACCGTTATTATTTAACGTATCCAGCTTTGCCTTAATAGCATTTAAATCCATATATAACTAATTTTAATATAACTTATTATTAATATAAGATAAATAATCTTAGCAGACAACTTATCTTAAGAATTTTTTTAATACTTCAACACTATCTTTACCGACTCTAAGTCCATTCACGTCGCAGTGTTTACAGGCTGAGATAGATTTTCTATCCTTATCTAATAATTTCTTTCGTACTGTCATATATCTTTTGCTAGTCCATAATTCTGGGAATGGTGTGTCTAGTATATTGCCAAGGCCTTTCTCGTTACGTTGCCAATCTTTACTACATAAAAGTACGTTACCATTCCAATCTATCATAGCTTTGTAAAAAGGAATAAAACATTCTCTTTCTTGAGGTTCTACCTGATTAAATATTCCCCCTCTGTTAGTAAGGCCGTACTCTTTAAAGATAGTAGTTTCTCCTGTATCTTCCAAATGTCTGAGTTGAATTTTTATAGAATCTCCGTAAGGTTCAAAAAATTTAGTTAGTACCTCTAAATGCTCCGCATCATCATAACAGTTAACTATAAGTAGTTTGATACCTACATCTATAAAATCCTGTACCTTATGTTTACCCCGTAGAAATACATCTCCATTTGTCATAGTATAAGTATAAAAGTAAGGAGTAAATTCAGCTAATAACTCTAATATACCTTTTGCTAGTACCGGTTCCCCAAATCCAACTAAACCTACTTCCCCAGTGTAGTTTGCATTTTGTAACTGTTTTGAGAGCGTTCTAGCTGTATTAACATCCATATGTAAATTCTGATTAGGGTATAATTCAGGATTAACTCTAGGGCAGAAGCTACATTTTCGATTACATAACTCAGTAGGATTAATCTCTAAGTTACGTAAACCTGGTAAAAGCGGATTATGTATACTATCGACTATTACATCTTCCCATCTAAATTTAAATTTGTTAACTTCCATTATCTAGATTGATCTGAAGATTTGTACCACAGGCTCATTTCACCTATTTCTATATGTTGGGGTAGTTCTATAGCGTACTTTACTGACCAAGCTACTTCTTCTGGTGTTAGCATACCTTTGTTAATTTGTTGAGCGTCTAAGGTCATACCGGTTTTAACTAAACCGGGATTTATAGTAATAATTCTACACTTGCGGTCTGTTTTAAAGGCACATAAGTAAGATTGATGGTTAAGGGAGGCTTTGTAGGCTGAATAGCCGGACCAATTGACGCTTTGACCGGGGTATTTAGATTGACTAGATATATTTACTATAGTTTTACTTTCATCGTACATCCAGTTTTTAAATAACAAAGTAAAAAGCTCTGTCTGGGAGTTAGAGCTGTATGCGTTATTAATAAAGACGTCTGAGTTATAAGCTTGTTTAAGTATTTCTAACCTTCCTTCCTCTGTAGATATATCATATCCGTTAGATCTACTGTAGCCGTCTAAGTAATGAGACGTAGAAAGGGTTTCATAAAGTGCTTTACCAATACCTTTCGTATGCCCTGTCAAGGAAATACGTAACATAACTAACTTTCTATATCAATGATTCTATAAAGCTTAGTATTGACCCTTTTGAGTTCAGGACCTTTTGTAAGCAAGACACAGTTTCTATAATCTGGCCAATTAATTCGGTAAGATGTATCAAGTACACCTCCGTTAAGTTCTTTAATCAATGTATTTAGGGCATTAATCGTATAAAGAGTGTTAGATTCTTTTTTACGGTGCACAAGAATAGTATTTTCTAGGAATGTTCCTACATTACCGAAATCAACGTTATAGGTGCAGATGTATTCATCCTGAGATTTAGAATAGAGTACAAAGATTTTATTATATATAATTTTGTACCTGTCCTGAACCTCTTCCAATATCCCTTCTAGCGTATCTTGAGTAGCAAAGGTACAAAAAAGTTTGTTGCTCATATCTTCATTATGGTAAATCGGCTCCAAGTCGTAATCGAATGCCGGTCTAGTAACTGTATTTATCATATATAAATATCTTTTTTATATTATAACACGAGATCTTTTGAGTATTTAACTTTTATTGGGTATTTCCCACCTTCTTCTAAGATCTCCTGTAGTTTCTCTAATGTTTCTTTGCCATCCTCTTTATGAAAGTCAAAAAGTAAAGCGTCGTATGTATATAAAACTAATTTAGTTTTTTTATCCTTTAAGTAACGTAGTGCTTCTTTTAATATAAGAATATTTCTGGAAGTCTCTAACGATTGCATGATATAATTCATTAACTTTTGAGGATTCATGTCTTTGAGCGAGCTTGTGAAAGGCTTTCCACTAATTGGTGCCAAAACCTCTCCGTCATCTTCGAATTGTTTCCATAACTCTTTTATATACTCATCAATCTTTGTAAAGATCTCAAGGTGAGCCCATTTTTCGGGTATCTTTCCATAAATTGCATGAAAGTTAATTTGTTTTGCTGTATCGTATTCTTCTTCTGTGATTTCTTCTTTGTTAAAGTACTGCTTAGCTAGCTGTTTATGAGCTGATTCGTCTGATAAAGGGTATCCAATCTGCTCACAAAGTAAACGAAGGTGATAGCCATCGAAATCCAGCTCAACAAAATAATCACCGGTTGGATGAAAGCACTTCCTGTGTTCTGGGCTTTTAGGTATAGCAGCGAAATTAACGCTATTAAAAGCATTAGTAGGTCTAGATGTAACATTGTATAAATTGTATGAAGTTAGTACTGTATTATCAACTGTATTATATAAAGGGTTTCTAGGTTTAAATATTTCTCTGTAGTTATCGTAATATACTCCTAAACCTGATTGCTCTAAAAGGTAAAATACATTAGTAGCAGCTTTATTGTAAAAATCAAATCCATCTGGTATTTTATAATCAATAACCTTATTAACTTGGTTATAAACTTTTTCACAACTTTCATATAACTTACTGATAGGAATCAGTTGATTAATATTACGAAAATCTCTAAATTTATTATAAAAATGGTTTAAAGTATTATTTTCTCTAGAATATTCTAACCTATCGTATTTAACCATAGAATGAAGTAACGATAAATCAGTGGCTTCTTGTAGATTAAAGTGATATAGTAAGTCTTTTTTGTTTACTGTATATAGTTTACTAGCAGATGATAGTATACCGTAGACACGTTCTTTTGAAACGTTTAATCCTTCATCGTGATTAATTGGAATAATAAATCCATGCTTTGAATTTACCGGTCTTATATAAACAGCAATAGTAGAGGTAAGTTTAGGGTGGTATAAGTCATTAGACGAAATAACGTCAACGTATAACCCTAATTTTGATAACCTTTGTAAACTTTCTAGTTTACTATTTTGCTCTACAATATAAAACACTTATATAACCTTTTATACAATATAAGATAAATTTAGTTACGAACAAACTGTGCAAGGTCTTTTAGTATCTGACTAGATATACCTGGTATATTTTTTTCTGCTTCTGTGGTCAATTCTTTATTTTTAGACTCAACTCCAGAAACTTTTTTATTATCAATAAAGTAATCTTTTTTAATCCCTGTAATATTCCAATCTAACACGTATGTAATATAGTAAGGTTTGTTAAGTTTTGTATACTCTAGATACTTCTTTTTATCTACCTCCACAACTTTATTAATTGTTACATCCCTAACAAAATATCTTTTGAAAGTACCTTTTGCATAATCTTTTTCAGTTGGTTTAGTATAGATGAATCTTAAACCTTCTACAGTAGTAGTTTTAGGTTTAGGTTTTTGTAGTAGTAATTTTTCACTAGAGCTGGTAATGTTAGTACCTTTATAAAAGTTACCTTTATAATCTTGAATAAATTCACCAAGATATTGTCTCCCGGTTTCTTTATCAATAAGTTTACCAGGAACCTTACCTCCAACTTTTGTTTTTACTTTAGGTA